ATGACCATCATTGAAAGGTCAGCCGGTGCGGTAGGCTATCAGGCAATACGCTTTAGCGATGATTCGATGACCAATGTTGCATGTGTATATGGTGCAAGAGGCGTAGGTGCTTCAATATGGGTTCGAGATAATGTATTACAGGCTCTAAAAACAACTGGAAGTATTAGTAAAGACTCACATAATGTTGAAGATGTATCATTTTTCAAGCGAGGCTTGGACTGGAAGATTGACATTGTTGATATGAACGATTCAATTATTGGTGATATAATCAACCTAAGTATCGAACTACATAGAGGAATCTATGAGCAAGAATTGAAATCGGCTCAAGCGAAGGCTGAAAAGCAAGCAAAGGCTGATGCAAGAAAGGCTAAGATGGACTTGAAAAGAAAGTCGGCTTTCTAAAGTTCACATACTGTTGAGGACTTGTGATAATATGAGTCCAGAGTATAGATACATTAGAAACATGAAGCGTGAAGCACATTGGAACAAACTAATAGTTGCCAAATGGGAAAAACTATTTGGCACACCGTTTGTTGGTAATATCAATGACCCTGACGACAAGATTAGGATTATTCATGATATAACGAATCACAAATCTTGGAAAGAAGAATAGGACAACTGTTATATAGGTGGACTACCTAACACTATACATGACGAATATATGGATTGTTAAAAGAAAGTGTCGAGTTTGTAATGATAAGTTTGTTCTTAGCGCACAGATTCACCCTGATTGTGATTTATGCCCCCCATGTAACGAATCTTATGAGAAGAGTTTGAGAGAAGATAAGGTGAAGAATAATGCTGACTGAAAAACTACGACCACAGACTCTTGATGGTATAGTGGGTCAAAACCACATTACAAAGTTACTCAAGTCTATGGTGGATATTATTAGAGCCGGTGACGGTGAACAAATACCTCACATGGGTTTCTTTGGCAAGCAAGGCACAGGTAAAACTGCAACGGCTATTGCTTTTCTAAAAGACGCATTCGGTGATGACTGGGATAGAAACTTCATTGAACTCAACGCCTCCGATGAGAGGTCTATTGGTGTCATTAGAGAAAAGGTCAAAGGCTTCGCCAAGAAAGGAGTCTTGGGTTCATTTGAGGTTGATGGTGTGCAACTACCGATACCTTTCAATGTGATATTCTTAGATGAATGCGACAACCTGACACAAGAAGCACAGTCGGCTCTTAGGCGTATCATGGAGAAATACAGGAACACACGATTTATTTTATCCGGCAACTACCCGCACAGAATAATTAGTCCGGTACTTGACAGATGCGCTTTTTCCAATACCAGATTTAGACCAATCAATGATGAGGACATGACAACATACCTTGATACATTGGGCTTCAATATCGGCTACAAGGCATTACTAATGATTAGTGAAGCGTCAAGTGGTTCTATGAGAAAGGCTCTCAATATACTTTGGACTTTGACCCGCATTCCATCGGAAGTCAAGCCGGAAGATGTTGAAGAATATATTTCAACATTAAATCCAATACAAGCAAAATACATGCTTGGAAAAATTATTCAATGTCATAAGAACAAAGATAGGGTTCACCAATTAGGTATGGAGTTAGATAGGTCTATTGACGATTTAGCAGGGCGAGGTATGAGTGGTGGAGAAATCTTACATTCAATTTACAACCTGACAACAGACGAAGACGACCCCATGCCCCGTGCGCTCAAGGAAGATATTTTGAAATCGCTTGGCGAGGGATTATATTATACATCAGTTTCACAAGATGATATACTGGCAGTAAAATGTTGGTGGCGAAAGGTGATGATAGAATGAATGATAAAGTAGTATTAACAAGTGTTTCAACAAGAGTTGAAGCGAATAACATGAAGCGAGAAATTGAACACCACTTAGGAATTGATTGTTGGATTCAACGGTCTTTTTGGGATAAAGTCTTTGGCAAATTTAAGATTGTCAGCGACAACCATTGGGGTGACAAGGATGAGTGACGCACACCAGACAGACGATAACCCACGCATAATTGAACTAATCAAAATTGCTATGGGTAAAGGTGTCAAAGAATACGGTCACGGTCTTAGACACGGCGACGATACGACCCAATGGGGAACGGAAGATGACTCTTGGGTTGAAATGGCTTTGGAAGAGGCACTTGACTTGTCAGTTTATTTGGCTACACAACTAATTCGCATTGAAGAAGCAAGAAAGCGTAATAAATAGGTGGGCGCAGGTTGGATTGCCATGCGAGAACCATTATTGATAGTTGATGTCACCGCAGTAGGTGACACTAAAGACTGGGCGACGGTGTTGAGGGTCAAGAAGCGGGATGGTTCAAGTCATGTTGTTCGGATTGTTGGTTGTCAGCCTAAGTTTTGGACTGCAAAGCCTAAAGATAATCATCCTCCACTTACGAATCTTCCTTGCATCAAGTCCATTAAGCCGAGTGATAAAACTACTATTCAAGACGAACCTCTAATGGAGGTTTGTGTCAATTCACCATTTGAGATAAGAGAAGTTAGAGATTATTTTTATCCTCACTATTCGGCTGATGCTCATTGGTCATCTTTGGTTAGATGGATATATGGTTGGGAATCAGTTATTGAAATTGATAACACAAAGGACTGGAACAACCTAAGACCAATCAACATTCACAAATCCGAAGTTCCGGCAAGCGACTTCAACCTTGACTTATGGTATTGGGATATTGAAACAGAGGATTGTTTAGACACAGAGAACCCAACCGAGCGAGTTGTGTCAATCGCATTTTACGATGAGAAAACTGGAATACATGAAATTGGAACTTGCTCGCCAACTTCCGAGAGGATGGTTAGAAGGTTTATGTCCTCACAAGAAGCGTTACATTCAGTTGTTGAACATACTAAACCAATCGAGCCTATTGATGCCGATAAGATATTTGTTAAAAGTTTTGACAACCCAGACCTTGATGCCAGAGAAGCCGAACTCTTCCGATGGTTTCATGCAAGATTGAATCACTACAACCCCGATGTTATAGCAGGTCAAAATATCAAAGGTTACGATATACCCTATATGTATAACAGGGCTAAGATTCTAAAACGACAAGGACTCAAAGTTCCTAATCTAAAATATCTAAAGCGACTACCTCAATTCGATACCAAGTTAGCATACGCCGAACAGGTGCAAGGAACTGCGGCAACCACAGGGGCGGCTTCTTTATCTTGGATGGCAACAAGTACACTTGGTTATGGTAAAGTTCCAAGAAATCGAATTACAGATTTGATGGTCAAAGACCCAATGATGTTAGCCGTGTATAACGCATGGGATAATGTAGTTGCCGCTCGATGTATGAAGGTCTTAGATTTACTTCCGTTCTATGTTATGAAAACTGCTTATCACAATAGTACACTACACAAGAGCCACAGTAACATGATGTTGGTTGAAGACATGATGGGTCACTTGCTATGGAGTCAAGATATTGTCATGCCTTCGGCTAAAGTGGTTGCTGACAACATGCCTGACGGAGGAATCGAGCAGGGAGGGTTTGTCATGGAAGCACCTATTGGAGTTTGGAGAAATGCGTTTGAGTTAGATAACTCAATGGAATATCCGTCAGCAATTATTACAGGTAATTTTTCTCCTGACACTAAAGTTAATCCCGATGATTATCCCGATGGTTATCCATTTCAAATAACTAAGACACAGGGCGGAAGAATATACCGCAGGGATAAGGTAGGAATTATGCCAACCGTTCTTAGAGAACTTGCATCAGCAAGGCAAGAACTGAAAAACCAAATGAAAATAGAGAAAGACCCTAAGCGACTTATGGTTTTAGATAGGCAACAGAGGGTTATGAAAGAGAATATGAACTCTTGGTACGGTGTGTTGGGTTCGGGGCGAACTGAAAAGACAAAAAACAGACCATTTAGACTGGCTGACCCTGAAATTGGCTCGGATATTACCGATACTGCCCGTCGCCACAACGACTGGAACAAGAATTACATCAACAAAAGAACGCTATGGTTCTGTAAAGAAGGAGTATATACCCACAAAGACTATATACCCCCATCTCATGAGGGTATGGAAGTCCGGTTCAGTACGCTATATCAGGACACGGACTCATGCAAGGTGGCAATTACCAACCACGATGAGATAGAAAACAAGATTAGACCGTTCACAGAGCGAGATATTATGGATATGGCAGAGATATTGTGTAGTGAATTGAATGATTCTTTCGATGATTTTGTAAAAGAATGCCTAAATGTGGAGAAAAATGAGTTTTTCAGCATAAAACCTGACGCATATTACAAGAGATACTTCCAATGGGGAGTCAAAAAGAGGTACGCATACCTTGATTATAACAATAAACACGGCTTTAGAGGCGTTGAAATGCGCCGTTCTTCGACTCCACAAGTGGTAAAAACGGTTCAACAAGAGATGTTTAGTGCTATTTTAGACGGTGCAGATAGGACAGAGATAGGCAAATTGCTAAGAAAACAGATTCAAGACATGAAAAACCCCGATATTACCCCCTCTATGTCCTTCGGACAACCATACGGAATCAAGAAAAAGGGTACATTTGCCTACAATGCGGCTATGTGGAGTAATGAAAACCTTGATACGGAGTTTGATTTGGGAGATAAACCATGTATTTACTTCGCTAAATCCAGTAAAAAACCATTACCAAGCAATAGAAGGATAGCAATTGAATGGGGCGACTCACCAGATGACTACGATGTGGTTATTGACAGGGATATGTCAATACAGACTATGTTTGCCAATAGCAACTCATTCTTAGCGATACTTGGTGCATTAGGTACTAATTGGCAACGGTGCATGTCCGGTGTTGGGGTATCATCTATGGGAGAATGGTTTGAATGACGGGAATGAATAAAGAAAGACGAATATACAGAACACTTAGGGATGATTGCCAGTTTACTCATGAAATGATAAAAGAGGTAACTAAAATACTCCCTAGTCCAAGATGGGCTGATGTATTGAAGGCTGAAAAAAGAATACTCAAAGATTCATGCGAACATATTGTTGAACAAATCGGTTTGATGTGTATTAGAGATACGGTTGAAGAAACTATACATGCTATTGAAACTAACACCAAAGACCTATCGTATGCAATAACCTCTATGGTTGTTGTATGGCTTTCTAAGTGTCAGGATTATACGACAGATGACAAAAATAAGATTTGGAATGCTCAACGGTCTAAGAAAAATCAAGAAAGAAAATTTGCCCGTGAAGAATGGCAAACCCGCTTACTGAAAACATATTTGATAGTGAAAGGCTTACTTCCACCCGACTTAGTATAGAGAAATTGTTATATAGGTGGGCTACCTACCATTGTCTATACCGCACCGGAACAGGAGTACAGAACTAACACATGAAACAAAACATTATGACAACTGTTATATAGGTGTGGTACATAGGACAAAATAACCCAAGAAATAAAGGAAGGAATGATGATGAGAACAACAATCGAAATAATGAGAGATGTAGTAAGAACGGAAGGCGGAAGTATTAGCGAAGAGGATTACCTCAAGGCTATACATGAAGCGTGCATAGCGGAAGGAAGAGATAGTAGCATAACTTCACTAAAGAGTAATGCTTTCTCTGCAAACAGAATGCACAAAGCAGGTATAGTTAGAGTTTCCATTGGTAAAGATAAGCAAGTATGGGAAATTGAAGCAATTAAAGCAACCCTTGAGGGTCGCCGTGCTGAACCATCACCAGTAATGATGATGCAACATTCAAAAATAGGTGTAATTGAAGAACAAAAGACTTCAAAACCAAAGGCTACGCCTCAAGGCGGAGTATTCTATGGCATACCACGCCGACACCCTGATGAATTTTCAGCACACTTACAAACTATGATACCTACTGCAAGAGGCTTTGTTGAGTCCGACAGACAGGAATTTAGACTAATGGCTATGTGCTACCAAGAAAGTTTGAAGGGTAATACAAAAGATGCTCACATGATTTTAGAAGGACCTAAAGGGTGTGGCAAATCTATGTTGGCTCAAGATTTTTACGGCCAAATCAACACACCACTACTTCAAATCAATATGTCCGATGGTGTTACAGAGGACACATTTATTGGCTCAAGAACTATTGTTGATGGTAATGTAGTATTCCAAGATGGAGTTCTAACACTTGCTATGGATTATGGAATTGGCCTATTGGCTGATGAATTGAATGCGGCAAGAGAGGCTTGTCTAATTGCTACACATGCCGCTATGGATAGAGGCACTTTGGTTATTGGCGAAGATAACAACCGTGTAGTCAAGGCTAAGAATGGTTTTCAAATTATTGCTACCATGAACCCACCGGAAGATTATGCCGGTGTCAATGCTATGAACCAAGCAACCAAAGACCGTTTCACAATGAACCTGACATTCGACTACCTTAAAGAAGAAAAAGAAATAGAAGTTGTCAAGGGTCAAAGTGGCTTTGAAGATGAAGAAACAATTAGAGGCATGGTACTTGTTGCTAATGACCTAAGACAATTGAAGAAAGAAGGACTTCTTGAAACCGACACTTCAACTAGAACTCTTGTTCAAATGTTTGGATTGATGAAGCATTTGTCCTTGAATGAGGCTATTGAATACTCTATGCTTGGCAAATACAATGCCGATGAGCGACCACACATTGAAGCGGCTTGCAGAGCAAGACTGGCTGATTATTGAACTCCCGTTGCTAACTTTGGGTTAAAACGAGAGGGGGAGAGTAACGGGTCTTCCTTACTCCCCCTCTCACTATTCCCTTTAATATAGGTGGATAATAACCTAAGCAATATGACTGATGAAAGGATAAACCATTTGGAAGCGAGAATAGAAGCATTAGAAGATTTGATAGTGAACATAAGAAAAGCACTTGACCCTAACAAGCAATACAAAGACTATGCTCAAAAGAAACTGAATGATATTTATGCTGAATCCAACTCGACACATAATTAAGTCTGTATTGACACCCTTAGAAGCATGGTTTAACACGCCTTCTAAGCCTTTGATTGTGTATGGTAACACTGGCGTAGGTAAAACATCAATTATCAGATTCTTGGCTAACAAATACAGTATAGAGGTTGAATCAAATGACAATCCCACTAAATTATTGTCGGATGCTCGCCACCCGTCTTTTGATGGGAATTACAGGCTTGCTTTGATAGAGGGTGCTGATTATCTAAAAGCGTCACAATACAATGCGATTCTTAAAACCGATAATCCACCGCCCTACATTTTAGAGTGCGAGTTCCTTGAATCCATACCTTACAAACTTAGACAGAAATGTATGGTTGTTGAGATACCCAAACCCGCCAAGAGATTTTTGATTGCAGGTCTTACGGAATTGAACCGCCATCTTGGACTCAATGTAGCCGATTCGCTAATTGAAAAAATTAGCGATAAGGCGGAGTCGTGGAGAATGGCAACCTTTTGTTTGAAGTATGGTATTGAACCCAATAGGATTAGACAAACAGTTCCAGATGCAAAGCAACCTGCTATTATTTTGAAACAAGGATATGATTATTCTTCATGTCATCCACTTTCTATTATTCAAATGGCGATTCACAATAAAGCAAATCCAACAAAATGCTTAGAGGCACTTAGATTGTATTCTATGGGTTGGGAGATTGATGATTTAACTAAGGTATCAAGAACTCTATTAGAGCAACTAAGGACTGATACAACATACAAGCCACCCTTCACCAGACGAAAACTCAAAGGGTCAAATAAACGCTTATGATTTTCAATAGGGCGAACTGCTTATATAGGTGTTATGCTTAGGACTAATCATGGCAGAGAACCAAACCCCCGAAAACCCAATGTTCGCAACTGAAAGAAAAGCGGATATGAATGTATTTAATGAAGCAAGCCGCCGAAGAGTCGCAATACACCTAAGCCGTATTGCTAAAGTTCTATCCGGTGAACTAAACGGCAAAGGTCGTAGCATTAAGAAACTCGATATTAACGCTGGCAACCCATGTGCAACTGATGGTAGCACTGTTTGGTTGTCCTATCCTATACTGCCCGATGTTACAAGTGGTGCAGAGAACCTTGTTATTAGCGAGGCTATCTTAGCCCATGAAGCGGCAGGTCACTTGAGATATACCAACTTTAACGCATGGAAGAGAATTGCTGACGGAATTAAAAGAGGCGACGAAGATAGACTACTTCATGACATGGTAAACATTGTTGAAGATGCAAGAGTTAATTATTTACTAGGTCAAGATTTTGCAGGTTCTAAAAAGCGTTTAGACTACACCCAAAACAGACTTATGGCTCAACATGAATCAACCCTGAAAGGAAGAACTATTAATGACAATGAAGCCCCTAAACTTGGTGTTATTGCTATTGCCACAGAGGTTATCTTGGCAACTCCACACTTCGTCAATCATCCAAAAGTAATTGCTATGATGGATGATGTTAGACATTTATTCACTGATGCTATTGCTTCACAGGACACTTCAACAGTAATTAAGAAGTCAAAAGTTATCTTGGAGATATACAGAACCCATTTCCCTGCTGACGAAACAAACGGTAGTGAGTATGGTGCTTCCGATTCACCGGAAGGCGAGGCTTTGTTTGCTGATGATATGTCAATGCAACAAATTACTCAAGCGGCCAACAACCAAAAGAAAATGAAGAAAGAAGCAGAGAAAGTTAGAACCAAGAGATTTAACAAAATGGAACGCCCAACAGAGGGTCGAGATATGTCCGACTCCGATGATGAGCAAGTAAATGCTCTTAATGATGCTTTAGAGGGTGCTGACGGCGAAGGCGGCGAGTCCGGTAGTCAAGGTGGCGAAGAAGGCGAAGGAAGCGAAGGAAGCGAAGGAGAAGGCGATAACGGCGAGTCCGGTAGTCAAACTGGCAACTCTTCCAATCCTGACGGTCAAGGTGATGAAGTCTATGGCGAAGGTGAAAATACCGGCGTTGGTCAAGGTGATGACAAAATCGCTTCCAATGTTGAAGGTGAAGTCATTACAGAGCCTAGTAAAGTTGATGAAAACTCCGGTCACGGTGTAGGTAATGCTTTGGCTAAAACTGGCGAAGGTACGGCTGATGTTGAAATGCTAAGTGAAATGAGCGAACTTCTTGACGGTATGGGCGAAATGCTTGACTACGAGGTTGAATACATTGAAGAGAACGGCGATATGTTTGAGGATGATTCAGCAGATGGTGGAGGTCGCTTCTTTGGTCACGATGTAGTTATTCAAAGTGCAAGTGAGTTTGAACATGCAGTCGGTAGCAAAGCAGATTATGCAGTTGTTGAAAGAACCAACCGAGGCGGAATAAACCGAATTGGCAAGGTCATGAAGAACTTAGTCAAGGGTGCTGATACCAAGTTTAACTCCCACAGGAAGAGAGGTAAACTAGATACTCGCAGACTTTGGGCGCATTCTTCAAGTGACAAAGTATTCAAGACTGACAAAATTACACCAGAATTTAAGGCTAATGTTGTTGTCTTGATTGATGCAAGCGGCTCTATGGGTTGCTCTGTATCGGGTGATAGGAGTGGTGGTTACAAAAACCGTGCTGACTGTGCGGCGGAAGCGGCAGTTACTATTTCATCCGTGCTTGAAAACATTGGTGCAACCTATGAGGTAGTGGACTTTTACTCACAATATGGAAGAGGTTCTAAGACACAAGCCCCTAACGGCGAAACAAGAATTACTACAAGAAAGCGTTTCGATGAGTCTTTGAATACCAAAACCAAAAGCCGCATAGCAAGGTCACATGTAGGCCGTGAAAATGCTGATGGATTCGCTCTAAGGTGGGCTATTGACAGAACTGCTACCTTTGGTAACGAAGGTGCTAAGAGAATCGTCTTTATCATCAGTGACGGCTCTCCTGCCGGTCCATCTCCACCAAACCACACTTCACGCTCTCACTTAGTTAGTGTATGTAAAGAAGCGGAAGATGAAGATGTAATCATTTTCTCTGTTGGTATTGCAGGTATGAACACAAGCCGATACTATGGCAATCACGGCCATGCAAGTGTTTCTAATACTGCTAACTTAGCCCAAGACATTCTAATGCCACTAAAGGCATGTTTGAAGAAAGCACTACGAGCGTGATAAAATGAAATACGATACAATAGCAAATAGATTAATGAAAGCAGTTAAAGATGCCAGAGAGAAAAGCGACGAAGAAGTATGTCATTGTGAGGGTGAAGAACAATGAGTAGTCATTTACCTTTCAAATCCAGTGACGAAGTTTTGATTGACGGCGTTTGCTTACAAAGTGAGTATGCTATTCAATACTTTATGAAGCATGATAATCCAGAAATTTCCATGCACGAATACAACTCAATCTTAGAAGAAAGAAGTTCATTACCTAATCCAATGATTAGAATAACTGCGAAACACAATTTACGGGGGGTAACTCACGGTTCTTTAAGACATGGTTTCACTTCGGAAGATGAGGAAATGCTTTCTAGTGCGAACTCATGCGTTGTTGGATATTTATATCAAAAATCTGATACAACAATGGAGTTAAAATTAAACAGGGAATGGGCTATTGTAATGAATAAGCCGGTTGATTCAACACAAGATATATTCCTGACATTTGTTTTATTGGAAAATGCAACAGTGACTAAAAGTAATTATGCTCAAAGAAGGATGGGGGCGCAATCAACTGTTATACACGCATTATATCCAAATCCAATTGATGATGATAAGACACAGGAACTTTACATGAAAGATTGTGAAGCGAGATTTGTCGAATGGAGGTCATATCATAAATCATTACAAGGCTCGGATTATATTGCACGGCTATTATATTCCATAGGTCACTATGCCAAAAATCCATCAGCAGGTCAGGATTGTTTAGGTTATGACCAAAAAACTCACTTAAATTCGCATAATGTTGTTCTTTCAAATTCGGCTTTATACATCTTGCAGGAGTCCAATGTGATAACATGGGCTTTCAGTCCTAATTATTTTACAAGTGCTGATGTAAACGGTTACAATTCATCGGCTTTACTTGATGGAAAATATACTGCCAATGGCGTTAGAAGTAAAATGAAACTACAAGAACCAATAGACCCTGCTTCGGGTCTTGAATCAGGCGGAGGCGATACGCAGGTGGGCGGGGAGTCTATAAATGTTTCTAAACCTATACCTCCAATTTATTTAGATAAGCGGTTGCCTATAAGACTCAACCACAACAAAGCAAGTGGTGATTATTACATAAACCAAGTTAGATGCACAGTATGCGGGCAAAGAGTTATAGTGTCGCTTAATGAGGGTGATATGCCCCCGCCATCGCTTAACTTGAAGTGTCCTGAATGCAAGAAAAAAGGACTTATTGTTGAGTAGGTTGGGGTAAAGGTTATATACTACCAGTATATAGGACTATACAGGAGAAAGCGACATGAAGATACCCAAAAGCATTCGGCAAGCAATAAAAGACAAACTGGCAACTGAAAAAAGAGCGTTGGGTGCAGGTGTTATTGCTGACGCAGTAAACAACTCTCAAAAGTACCAAAGGACACCAAGACAAATGAGTTTCATTCTCAAGCGACTGGCAAAGGAAGGCGAGATAAAGTCTGTTGAGATTTCTAAGAACGGCATTAACCGTCATGGTAACGCCAGAGTTAGATGTGAATATATGGCGGTGGGCGTTGATGACTCAATGGCTGACTAACAAAAAAATACCATCTATGGTTCTTGTTCCAAATAACGGGGATGACAAAGGCTACAAAACTAAAGTTAGTGGAGTAGGCACTGTCAAAGAATGTCCGAGTTGTGAAAGAACCGGACCAATAGACGCTCTGTGGTTAGGTGACGGCAACAAATGGCCTAACATAGCCGTGATATGTGGCAAACCATGTGGTATTTTTTGGGGCTTGGCGAGCCTTCCTCCTGATAATTTGGTTGAAATAGTGGAAGAATAGACACAACTGTTATATAGGGGCGACCCCCCATCTTGTAACATGGCGATAACACACCAAAGAGGGAAGATAACTACAAAAGTGAACTGCGATTGTTGCGACAAATCAAATGTATATGTTGCAGGTGATGAGGTAATTTATTGTAAGAGTTGTGATACTTACGAATGGGTCAATTACAGAATCCGTCATTGGGTAGTTGATAGAAGAGTATGAACAACCACAACGGTTCTAAACCCTAACGCCCCAAGCGGGGTTATGGGCGAACCTGCTAATACCAGTCGGCTCAATGCGGAACAGGCGAAAGCCGTTGCACTTTACCCCGATAGATGGTCGCAATACTTCCGAACTATTGACGGCAAACCGTTCATGCTTGATGAGCGGCCATATCTTATTGAGATTTATAGGCACTTCGGGGCTATGGAAAAGTCTGACACCACCAAAATGATAATGCTAAAATGCAGTAGGAAGGTTGAGAAAACTGAAACGATATGCAACTTATTGCTTTACGCTTTGTTGAATATACCTTATTTCAATGCGGTCTATACTGCACCAAGACAACCTCAAGTGACAAGGTTTGTTGAAGAGAGGTTCAATGGTGCTATGATGAGCAGTATTAACGGTGGGTGCTTATTAAAATCAAGAATCAAATCAAGTGTCAGTCACCAAACATTCGATGTTGGGGCTTTATCTTTGAATCACCTATACGCTTATTCTAATTGGGGTGATGCTCACGCTCTGTTGGGTATTGAGGCCGATTTATGTTGTGTTGATGAATACCAAGACTCCGACTCCGATGTATTGCCTATGTTGGTTGAGATGTTGGCTCAATCGGATTACAAATGGGTAGTTGTGTCTGGAACTGCCCGTGAACAGGGTTCGGAATTTTGGAAAATGTGGGAAAAATCAACACAGGGAGAATGGGATGAAGAAGCCCAAAGATGGGTTCATACAGATAGCAAGGCTAACATTATCGGTTATCATATATCACAAACTATGCACCCCGATATTAGTTCAGCCGATATAGCCCAAAAGAAAGAAACATACACACCAAGACGATATGCAAATGAGGTACTGGGTGAATTTTGGGCGGGTACTTCTAAACCTCTAACATTCGATGAAGTGCTACCATGTCTTGATAGAAATAGGGGAATAGTCAGGGGAGTTTTACCACCACAGGAAACTTTCATGGGTATTGATTGGGGAGCAACAACCACCGTAGTTATTATGACCGATAAGGGAGTTATACTAAATGCACTTGAACTGGATGCAAGAGAATCAGGCGAAGGTGATGAAGTTGCCATATTGAAGAAACTTATTACAGATTATAACTGCGTTCAAGTTGTTGCTGATATTGGTTATGGTGCAAGACAGGTCAAGGAACTTCAAGAGGAATTTGGAGAAAGAGTTAGGTCTTGTTATTATTCATCAAGGCCAATGACACCTTACGAATACAAGCGCAGGGATAACAACAGGAATCTAATCTATATGTGCGTAGTTGATAGAACCACTTATGTTGAAGAAACATTAGAACAAATTAAGCGTGGTGAAATATCACTACCATATGAAGATGAGTCGCTTGACTGGGTGATTCATCAATGGACTTCAATAACTTCATCGGCTGAAAAGGATGAGAAAAATACCAAACCGATTAGAGGACAAACTCTAACCAAGTATGGAAGAGATAGTGACGACCATGCTTTTCATGCTTTACTTTATGCAAGGTTGGCATTACAAGTCTTTGATGGGGGCGGTGTAATGGAGATGAGGACTTTTGGTGCTTGAGGTAATTTTCATACTTCCACTATCATATCTAATCGCTTTATGGATATGGGTTTTGACTCCCTTGATGCTGACTATACCCCGTCACATCATATACCTTTTTAACCGTGTATTACTGTCAATAAGTAATGTCACCAAGCGACGCTCTGTTAGTGATGATGAAACAGGTTCACGCCGATGTAGTTCAAATCAGAGACAACCACTTGGCTCACATAGCCGACGACATAAGCGAGATGAAAATAGAACAAGCCGAGATGAAGAAAGACATAGAAGTAGTAATGGCATTCAAACAAGAAGTGGAAGGCGAACTAAGAAGCGTCGTCAAGAAAGTTATCGGGATTGGTATTGGAGTAATAAGCGCAGTTCTCGGATTACCAGTGATTATGTAAAAGGAGATGATAATATGAGTAATAACAAAGCAAGTCAAAATGATAAATTAGTGTGGGTTATTGGTGTTCCATCAATACTTGCATTTGTAGGGTTCGCATGTCTTATTATTTGGAGAGGATTAAACAACCCCGAACTACTAGATAGGCTTGAAGAGTATGGTATCTTATTGGGTTTCATAAGTGGTCCGGCTCTCATGTTTATGAATAGCATTCTTGAACTTTGGAAAACAGAACAAAAGAATGAAGTTGATGCTATTCCTGCTGAAACCGAAGCAAGACTGGCAAGAGCAAAGGCTCAACATGAGCATGAAATGAATTTGGCTAAGGCTCAACATGACCATGAGATGAAGGTTGAGTTGGAAAAGTTGAAACTTGAAACAAAATAAGCCGATAAGGTTTAGAACCAAAGGCATATAGTAAGGTTCATGGCGGAGGGGCGTAGGCGTTTTCTTGATTTGTTTAAAAGAAATCGAATAGAAGCACTTCCCGTTCCAGATAGAGGGGAATTAGATACAAAGGCATTAGCCTCTTTGACAAAAATAGGTATGCAAACTGCTGGAAAAGGCTATCATAGCAAAAGTGCAAGCCCCGACATTGATTACACTTTAATTAAACAAATTAGCCTTCAAAATGAAGTTATAAATGCCATTCTAAGAAGGACAGTTGATGATACATTAGGTAACGGCTATCAGTTTCACTTACAAGACGGCATCGAACAAGGGAATGATGCTGAACTAACTACGCTTAGAGAGTTTTTCAAAACACCAAACCCTGACGATAATGGCGACGAATGGCTTGAATCGTTAATCTTTGACTTGGCACTATTTGGTGATGCGTATTTAGAATTGGATGGGTCAAAAGATAAATCAACTAACAATGGTCAAAACTGGAATTTTGGTGGCAACCTTACATCTATATGGAATATTCCTGCTGAAACTATGAGGCTTGTTCCTGCTAACAGAACTCCTGCACCACCTGCTATGGCTTATGTTCAAACCATCAATGGCAAGAAACGAATGTTCACTTCAACAAAAGTTCTTCACATATCAAAATACAAAGCAGGGAGAGGGTATGGTTCTTCACCGATTGTTCCTTTGATGAATACTATTGCAGGGCATCTAAACTTATCGAATTACATAAACGAATCATTCACTGGCACATTACCAAAGACGATTCTCAATGTTGGAGATGTTTCTAACGCTGAAATGAAATCTATGCTAACCATGCTTGAGCAACAGTTGAGCGGGGGCAAATCACCATTTGGTCTTGTAGCGGTTAATGGTGGAACAGGGTTTCAAACTGTTCGATTACTCGACTCTATGAAAGATGGTCAGCATTTGGATTTACTTTACTATTACAGGGAAGAGATATGTGCAGTATTCGGCATACCTCCAATGAAACTTGGTTGGGTGCAAACAGGTAAAATGTCAAATCCAGAAACACAACTCGACTCTTGGTACGATGTTGTTGAAGCATATCAATACAGGATAGAATCTATGGTAAATCATAAGATACTACCACTGTTGGGGGTTAAAGATTACAGGTTCAAGTTTAATTCAATTCGACCATCTAAACAAAAGGTAATGGCCGAAGTTGTTAGGGCGCAGGGTCAGGCTATCGCCGCTCTTAGACAAGAGGGAGTTATTAGCATCAATGAGTCACGGCACATGCTCGGACTTGAAGCAATACCCGAAGCAAACGCCGATGACCCGTCTTTCTTATCACCAAAATTAACTATTAATCAGCGTCAAGAAAGTTTTCAAACTTTTTCGGAAAACTTTTCGGAAGCCCCAGTCGGGCATTATGACTATTGGGTTATGAAAGCCGATAGTGTTGAGAACGGACAGTATGTATCTTGGACTACCCAAAAAGGAAAATATGTCGGTCAGGTTTCATCAGTGATAACTTCCGGTGAAGTAGCGGTTGTTACTTCAAGTGGAGGACAAGAAACAATTGAGGCAAGTGAAGATAATGCAGTTGCACGGGTTGTTGTTTATGTTGATAACGAAGATGGAACATATAGCCGCAGTGATAGAAGCGTTCCAGTAAAAGTATCTATGCTAAGAGTAATTAAAGAACCACAAACAAAGAAAGTGGCGGCGGGTGTGAGAAAGACATTGGCAGAGAAAGCCAAGAAACA